GTCCAAGTTGATCCATCATATATAGCACAAGCATCTGTAGCTGTAGGCACACTACCCCCAGCTTGAATAAAATCATTTGTAGCTCCCCAACCATTATTTTCTTTTACAACTGTTGGATAAACTGTTCCAGCTGTCCAAGAAGTTCCATCATATTCTTCAACAGCATTACTTGCAGCTTCATTTGGAGAAGTTCCTGTTCTTCCTCCAACAATAATACCTGAAGTTTGATTTACACCACCTGTCCCGTGAAAAGACCTTGCAGTTGAAAAAGGATTACCAGCAGTCCAAGAAGTTCCATCATATAATTCTGTGTCTGCAGTATTTCTTACTTCAGGCCCACCAATAGAACCCCCTCCAGTAGCTACTGCTGATGCTTGAGTTCCTAAAACTTTCATACCAAAACCTTGTCTTCCTATTGATGCTGGATTTGCCCAACTTGTTCCATCATATTCAAAAGAATCACTATAACCTGGCGGAGCACCTGGATTTAAACCTCCAACAGATAAAGCTGCTGTTTGTAAGCCTGTTCCACCGTGAGAAGATACCACTTTAGGATAATTTCCACCAGATGTCCAAGTAGAACCATCATATTCTTCTGTTACATTATAAATAGGAGTAGCTCTTCCACCCCAAGCTAAACCTGCTGTTTGTGTTCCAGCTCCTGCTAGTAAATATCTAGCTGTACTTAAATTTCCACCACTAGCCCAAGAGGCTGCTAAAAATGTCTGTAACTTAAAATTACCATTAACATTGTCGTACCAAATCTGACCTTCAATCGTGCCTGTACTAGATGCTAGCGACTGAACAGCCGCTCCTTGTATTTTACGATATTCAGACATTATTTATTCTTCAGCAACCAACCCTGTGTATTGTCTGAGAATACCAAAGTGAATGCTGCTCTTTCAGTTGAAACTGTTAAGTCTGCTGCTGCACCTTGAATGTTTTTACTGTTTCTTCCTACAGTTAAATTATAAGTGTCAAAGGTACCTGCATAGTCAACAACCGATACTTCATCCCCAATTGTTGGAGATGCTGGTAGAGTTAAGGTCCATGCGCCACCTGAAGTGTTTGCAAAAATACCTTCTCCAGCTACGGCTGTATAAGTAGTTGTTTTAACAGCTTGCCAATCAGTACCACCAGAATTATCTACAAACGCTAATTGTCCTGAACCATTTGTAGTTAAAATTTGATCTGCACTTCCTGTTGCTGCTGGCCACGTCAAAGTATAAGACGTAGTACTATTTGCTGCTTTCTGACCTATGTATTGACCACCTGAGTCGTCCTGTAATCTTAATTCTTTTGAAGTTCCAATGTTTAAACCATCTGATGCAACCCAAGTAAAGTTTGCATCTCCTGCAAAGGCTCCTGAACTATTGAATTGAACTTGTGTAGTTGATCCACCAGGTAGACCACCTACAACTATTTCTACTATATCTGGATTAACAGCATGATTACCTTTTGCATTAATAATTTTTGTACCTTTATCAGTAGCTGACCAAGTAACACTTGACCCGGAACCAGTAACATATTCAAACTCAACTGTGTAAGCTCCACTTGTTCCATTTTCTATAAAATAAAAATTTTCTACATCAAGAGGAATATTGACTGTTATGTTTCCAGTAATTGTACCAGTTAGTTTAATAATTCTTGTAGCTAAAGCAGCCCCTGTGCCACCATCTGTAACCGTTAAAGTAGTAGCACCAGTTCCATTAACTGCTTGCTCTATATAACCACCAGATATTTGTTCTATAATATTTAAGTTAGTGTTAGTTTTTGTTCCCCAAGTACCAGCATTTTCGCCAGTTACCATTAGTTCAACGCCAAGTCCTGTATACGATGATGCCATAAATTTTGTTCTCCTATGCCGCTTTAGTTGTATCTACATCTGTATATGAGGTATTTGATCCTAAGTCAACATTTCCATAGTGTAGAATTCCAAATTGTGTACCTATATTAGCAGTTATCTCAAATCCAGTCAATCCAAGAACTATGTCTGGTGTAGTTACATCAGAAGCATTTAATGTTCCTGTAGCTAGTAAACTATCTGTAATAGTAACACCCGTGTTGTTACTAGGTGTTATAGCTCCTACTGAACCAGTGGCCAATAAGCTTGTTGTTATAGGGACAATTATAGTAGTAGCATCAATAAGATTTCCTACTCTACCTGTTATCTCTAAACTATCTAATAAAACATTAATATTATCTTTTGGTGCAAGTGTGCCTAAACTTGCAGTCATAGAAAATGCTGTTAATCCTATTTGAATATCAGCACCATCTAAAATAGTTGGTGTACCTAAAGAACCTGTTGTTAATAAACTTTCAGATAATACTAAATTGTTATCAAAGAAAGGATCTAAAGCTGCTAAACTTCCTGTTATTTCAAATCCAGATAAGACTATTTCTTGTTTAGTTTCTGCTGTTAAAGTTCCAAGTGACATTGTCATTGGAAAAGCTGGAAGTGTTTCTTTTCCTGCATCTACACTACCCCAACCGTTTTCTCCCCAATCTAAAGTACCCCAACCAGGAAAAACTGTAAATTCTAAATCAGTATCAAGTGTGCCTGTTATTTGAAAACCTGTTAAAGTAACTGCTTCATCACCTTGTTGTGCCCAATTACCTTGACCCCAATTCATTGCACCCCATGAAGTTTGAGTAAGGTCTATAATTCCACCCATACCAATACCATGCACCCAGCATGCAAAATAAAAATCAATGGTGTCAGGAGCAGTTTGTGTAATTTCTATCCATCTTGTACTAGCTGCATTAAACGAAGTCGTGTTCATGTAAGTAGCTTCACTAACTGCACCATCTAAATAATAATCTACATTATTTGTAATAATGCCGGCTCTCATTGTAGAGGTACTTAAACTATCTGAATTTGTAAAAAGTAAAGGATGGTTATCGTTAGTTGCATTAGATTGATCTAATCGTATTGTAGCTCCTGCTACCCAAGGTAAAGTAAAACTTGCAGGTTGTGCACCATTAATAAAATAAACATTACCAGTACCACCTGCTCTAAATGTAGTTCCTGTTCCGACTGTAACTGTGAAAGTTGTGTCAGCCATAGGGTTTAACTCCCTATGATGTTAATCTGATGATTGCAGATGTTGCGTTGTTAGTTGGAAACTCAATAGAAAAAGTTCCATTAGAAACTGTTTTGTCTCCACCAAAAGATACTACAGCTACTGCTTTATTAGAAACGGATGAATTGTAAATTACACATCCTGCTGTTGTAAAAGTTGCTGAAGTCCAAGCATTACTATTTGCTACTGATAAATCTGCAAAAGAAGTAAATGATGTTACTGTCGTAGTACCAACACCTGATAAAGTTAAAGTTCTGCCACCTGCTGTGTAAGCAGTGTTTGAAGCTCCACCATCAGTTTGACTTTGACTAACTTCATTTGTTGAAGTTGGAACAGCGTTAGCTGAAACAGGTGCTGCATAAGCAGTTGTAGTTGTACCTAAAGATGCTGAATTTGTAAATAAAGCTAATTTAAAAGTGTTTCCACCTGCTGCGAAATCATGTTCGCCGCCAAGTAATTCTGCTTTAAAACTGTTTGGAAGTGCTGATGTTATTGCCATAATTTTTTATCTCCTAATTCCTTTTACTTTGAAGGGGAAGGCGAGTCAATATATAATCTGATAGTTCCATCATCATAATCATCTCTTCTTCTTCTTCCAACTTGCTCAATTGCAAACTGTTGTAACTCTTGTTTATATCTGTTTTCGTAATATGTCAACATATCCATTGGACCTTTTAAAAATCCAAATGCTTCCACTAAACAAGCATATAAGAGTCCATTAGGGAAATTAACGCTTAAATAGTTAGATGTAACGGTAGAAGACAAACCAGGTGGTCTTCTTACAAAATTAACTTGAAAAGTATATGTTTTATCTGGACATGGTGCAAACATAATAGTTCCTGAACTACTATCAGTATTACCTGTCATCGTAGTATCACCACCGAACATTGCATAATATTTAGGTATACCTCTTCCAGTAGTTGCACTATTTCCTTGGTCTGCAAACTTATTAAATTCATTTAAAAATGTAACATCTCTTTTTTCTAAATATACTTGAGTATCTGGTGTAGTATCATCTTCTGTAATTTGAATAGATCTAACCGCTAAACAACCTCCTGGAGCATTAATGTATTGTTGTCCAATAACTAATGAACCTACCATAGAAGCTCTATCTGAATCTGTGTTTAAATCTCTCATTACTCTTAAACAAGCATTGCCTATAAATTGATCTGTAACCGTTGCAGTAAAAACAGAAGTATCAACTTCACAGTAATTTTGAATTGCTGAAGTTAAAGTTGCGTATGTGAATCCGTCGTTTACAAATGCCATTATTGTGGTCCTATCGCTTTTAATGTTACTGGTCCTGAAGATGTATTATATCCTCCTCCACTAATTTGTCCAGTAATTGCTGTTCCAGCAGTCGTTACATTATAATTATTCAAAGGATCAGAAAGACATCTTGCAGTAGCTCCAGCATTATGTGCTGCAGCGGTGCTTGAAAAAGTCCCTCTTACAACCCCTTCTAATTCATTTGTAGAACTAATCCCAGTATAAACCAAAATTTCCGTACCCATTTTAATTCCATTAATAGGTGTACCTCCAGAAAAAAAATTTACACTTCCTGGTGTACGAGGACTTTCTACTCCAAATCCAGTTGCACTAGTTAAAATAATTCCAGTTGTTTGCGTTGCATCAATGGTAGTAGTAATAGTTGTAGTTGTTGAAATACGTTTACCTGGAATAATAGTAAAGCCATTAAGATCACAAATTTGAGCTCCAGTTATACCATCTATATTAGCAATATTATTAAAAGCACCTGCAATACCAGAAGGCCCTCTAAATTTTACAAAACTTCCATACTGTCTTCCATGGTTTTCTTCAAAAATATTTATAATACCACTACCAGCTGATAATGTACTAATAGGGTTAAAACTTAAAAATCTTAAACTATCTGGTGAATCTTGTTGAGGTCTTGTAGTAGGTAAAGCTGTTGGATCTGCGGCACTTGGTTTTGGATCTAGTTGAGGTTGTTTACTTTCAAATTCTGAATAATGTACAAATAAACCATTCCACTGAGTAACCATTTCATTCCAGGGGAATGCTTGACCACTAATGTCTGATATTGCTAATGCGTATTTTCCTTGAGCATATCTTGCCATAATTAAACGCTAGGATAGTAGGTTTTCGGTGTAATGTACGTACTTGTTTCCGAACCATCCGCTGCCTCCGCTCTTAGTAATTCATCTTCATATAACAATTTTAAATTTTGTGTTCTTTCAGGTGCATATTTTAAACTTAAATAATATGCTAATCCAGCACACATACATGGCATATAGTAATAAGGAATATCAACACCATTAGTGTAGTTTCCAACATCTTCTATTCTACTCATGTAATAAAATTGAATTTGATCTCCTGCCTGACTTGCACTGGGAGTTGTATATAAAGTTATGGATACTCTATCTATAAATCGTTGAACCCAATATTGAGAAGGTTGTCCTTGAGCTAATTTATTAGACAACGAAGAATAAGTAGATCTAGATATTTTAGTTAGAGGTGAATCAGATTGACTTGTTGTACCGGCATTATTTCTATAAGACGCTTCAAACACATCATCAATACCATAAATTGCTGCTCCTGCAGCATCTAACAAAGTAGAAGTACCATCAGTGTCTGAACGATAACCAATGTATTCGTTTGTACCTGCAACTAATGTAGCGTATCCATCAGCAATTTGCCAAAGATGTATTCCTCTATTAGCCCATTCTTGAAAAAGTAAATTTAAAGATCTTCTAGCAGTTTTTAACTGGTAACCAGCAACTCCTCTTAGTCCACATCTTTCATAACCTTCTTCAATAATTTCGTCGATAGAAAAGTTTTTTCCAAAAACTGTAGTTCCTGAAGTTGTATTTGCCATGTAATCCTAACCGTCAAAGAAGAATGTTGCTGAACCTAAACCTGTTACGTCTGTGTATGCTCCATTTGAAAACAAGATACCATTATCTGGAATATACGGATCTGTTTGATTAGTTACTCCACCAGGAATTCCAAGCTGTAATCCAATTACTCCTGTAATAGATGAATCTCTAACAATTAAACTAACTGCATTTGTTGAAGAATGCACATGCATTCCTCTTAATCTTGTTCTACCAGAAAAAATTGGTCCTGACGCAGAAGCATTAGTTCCTATAGATAAACTTGTAGCAGTTGTTGGTTTTGAAATTTGTGTGACTGAAGTAAATACT